GCTGAGTATGAGCAGTCACAACCTACTGGAGTACAGAGTGAATTTGATTTCGATACTAAAGAAGAACTATATGCAGATGCTATTCTTGATGGAGATAAGGAACAAGCTCGTACGCTTAGGGCGGAGATTAGACACGCTGAAAAGCAGCAGTATCAATCAGATGTTGCGTATCAGTCAAACAATACGTTAAATCAAGCTAAAGAGCAGCGTGATTTTGATGCAGCTACTGCACGTTTAGTAGCATCGAATAATGTTTTTGATGAGGCTAGCCCAGGTTTTAACGGAGATTTGGTTGATAGAACAAATGTGATGTTTGCCGGATATGTTAACCAAGGGTATACAAGATCAGATGCTATCCAGATGGCAGCCGAGACTATGCTTCAAACTGTGGCTCCCGTAGCGTTAGGTGGGGCTACTCCAAAGACTGTACAAAGTAGGGTCGCGGAAAAAGTAGCGGCATCGGCTAAGCAACCACCTACTGCAGGCGGTATGAATGGAGCTTCTGCGGGGAAGAGTAACATACCGGACGTTATGTCTATGGACGACGCGCAGTTTTCGGCATTCGTAGATAAAGAACCCGATACGTACCATGACCTCAGAGGGGATTTTGTACCAGGGTAAGTGAAATAGTACTTGACACTACTATTCTTTAATGTAATAGTAGTGTTATTAAACACCTCGCAAGCACGGAGAGTCGAGCCTCTTTAGATTAACTACCAAAGTAGTTCTTGTTATACTGGGCAAGTAAAATATATTTTGGGCGTAAAATTTACAGTTAATAGGAGCCGCCATCCTTAGTTTTTTATTTTAACTTTATAGGAGAAAGCAAAATGGCTTTTACTAACTTTGCCGCACTAACTTCTGAACAGAAGAAAGTATGGTCACGTGACTTATGGAAATATGCACGTAATAACTCTTTCATTAATAAATTTGCAGGATCAGGCTCTAATGCTATGGTTCAGCGTATTAGTGAGCTTACTAAAACTGAGCGTGGAGACCAAGCGGTCATCACACTTTTAACTGATCTTGAAGGCGACGGTACTGTAGGTGATAATACACTTGAAGGTAACGAAGAGCAGATCAAGGCATACGATAAAGTAATTCGCATTGACCAAATCCGTCACGCGAATCGTACTACAGGTCGTATGGCTGATCAGAAAACTATCGTTAACTTCCGTGAGAACTCACGTGATGCATTAGCATATTGGTTGTCAGATCGTATGGATCAGATGGCATTCTTGACTATGTCAGGCGTTGGTTTTAATTATACTACTAGTGGCGTAGCACGTTCAGGGTCTAGTCTTGCTAGTCTTGAGTTCGCTTCAGATGTAAGCGCACCTACAGCTAATCGTCACTTCCAGTGGGATGCGACTAATGGACTTTCAACTGGTGATGTTACTGCAGTAGGCGCAGCTGATACTCCTAGTTATGCTATGCTTGTCGAGATGAAAGCTAAGGCTAAAGATAAGTTTATCCGCGGTATTCGTGCAGGCGGCGGCGAGGAAGTTTTCCACGTCTTTATGTCTCCACAGGGTATGGCTAAACTTAAACTTGATTCAGACTACCTAGCTAACGTTCGTAACGCTGGTGTTCGTGGATCTAAGAATGAGCTCTTTGCTGGTTCAACTTCTGTGCTAGTAGACGGTATGTGGATTCATGAATATAGCCACGTACTAACTCCAGCAGCATCAGCTGATACTGGTGAAGGTGCTTGGGGCGTTAAGGGTCAACGAGTTCTTATGTGTGGAGCTCAGGCTCTCGCTATGGCTGACCTTGGCAAACCTTCTTGGGACGAGAAAGATTTCGACTATAATAATCAGAAAGGTATTAGTACCTCTAAGATTATGGGTATGTTGAAACCTAAGTTCCATTCAATCATCGATTCTGGCGTTGAAGACTTCGGTCTAATCGCAGTCGATACTGCTATTTAATGGAGAACTATCATGGCAATTACTAAAGATGCTGGTCGTCAGACTACACTTACTGCAGATGTGGATTTCACGTTTGCTTCGCTAACTAATGGTTCTGCTGAAGCTGCTATTGACCTACCTAATGGTGCGGTTGTAACAGGAGGTTTTGTCGTAGTTGACACTGCTTTCTCTACAGGCGCTACACTAGATGTAGGTGATGGTGGTGACGACGACCGTTATACTTCAACTGCTGTTGCAGTAACTACTGGGCGCACAGCTCTTACCTTAACAGGGTATGAGTATACTGCGGCTGATACTATTGATATTACTATGAACTCTACGGCTACTGCTGGTGCAGCACGCCTAGTAGTTGAGTATTATGTTGATGGTAGATCTAGTGAGGTACAGGCGTAAAACCCTAATGGCCCTCCCTATTGGTTTAGCGGGGGCCACCAAGTTTCCTCATTGGTGATGTGGAAAACCGACAACACTGGTCTTTTCTGGTGTTGTCCCTATTTTTTTAAGGTGTGGCATAATGGCATTATTATTTTCAAGATTAGGTATTAGATTTACCAACGGTGTAGAAAGAGGATATATACCCTCTAGGCGACCTATTGATATTGACGATAGTCTTGTTGATGCGGCACTTGCAGCAGGAGCGGAGCTCATAGGAGCCCGTCCTGAACCTACCCCTGTACAAATTACAGCGGTAGTAGATGAACCCATTGATGGGGCTAGCGCGGAGCTTATAGCAGCGCTTAAAGATATGATGGATAAGGAGAGTAACCCGCTGACAGCTAGGGGCTTGCCTAGGCTTGATACATTAAAAGAGTATTATGGTAAGGATATAACTACTGCGCAGCGTGATGCGGCTTGGGAAGCTATGTAATGGCCTTAGCTAGCGCAGTTATCAGTCGTGTACGAGACCTGCTTAATGATACAGGTAGCGTTAAGCATTGGACAGATAATGAGATGCTACGATGGCTCAGTGATGCACAGCGTGATATAGTGTCTCAGATCCCTACTGCTAATACAACTATAGCTTCGTTTACTCCGGTAGCCAGTAGTAGCGAGCAGAGTTTATCAGGAATAAGTAACTTCCATAGGCTTCTTAAAGTTATGCGTAATACGCATGATACAGATAATAGGGTCACGCTATTAAGTACAGAGGACGAACTCGGGATTATTAGTACAAGTTGGCATACAGCAGCGGTTAATTCTAAAGCAACAGCTGAAAGATATGTGTATGATTTAGTATCCCCAGATGTTTTCTATGTATACCCAAATGTAAATACGACAACTAGGCTTGAGCTAAAATATTCGACTTTACCTATTGAGGTATCTGCTACTGGCGATACTTTAGAGCTCCCAGATGAGTTCTTACCACTTATGACAGATTATATGGTGTATAGAGCGTTTGCAAAGGATACAGATTTTGGCAGTACAACTAATGCTAAAGTTTATTTAGATAATTATAATGCGGGAATAGCCGCCAGAGGTGCATCGTAAATGGCACAGGTAGCATTTGAAACTTTAGCCGATGAACTACGAATAGATATTCCAGAGGTAGTTGATGCTCTAGCTATCCGTGAAGTTCGCAATATAGCGATAGATTTCTGTGAGCGGACTCGTTGCTGGAAGTTCGAGCAGGATACTATAATAACCACGACTAATAGTGAATATGATATGGAGCCTCCATCAGGGGCGGTCGTATCTGAGATTATCAGAGTTGAGTACGGTGGCACTATCCTCGTGGGAAAACCTTATGAGAAGCTGATTAATTATACATCTGGGGCTACCCAGTATTATGGGATGATTAACCCTAAGGTAATAAGACTTTCACCTACTCCGGTAGCGGGTAAGGCACTAGATATGCTGGTAGTGCTTAAACCGTCTACGACTGCTAAACGGATTGAAGATTATATATTTAATGAGTATTCTGATGCTTTCAGGCATGGGGCACTTATGAGGCTATTTGCTATGGCTAATAAGCCGTGGACTGATGGGTCTTTAGCGGGATATCATAGGGATGAGTACCGTGATCTTATAGACGTAATTACAACTAAAAGTGAGACAGGCGGCGTTAGGACAACGCACACAGTTCAATACGGGGGCATCTAATGGCCTCGGTATCATTTAAATTATTTAAAGGTATATCCCCAAAGTTAGATCCTAAAGAGTTGCAGGGCGGGTATGCACAGATAGCCTCAAATATAGACCTTACCTCAGGTAAAATAAACCCGTTAAAATCCCCGTTAGCATCAGGGAGTAGCACATTTTCAGCTGTTGCTAAAAGTTTATATGGGTTTCCTAATGGGGCTGGTACTTTATGGTTTGAGGATAACGACGAGCATAGCGTAGTACAAGGGGCAGTACCAGGGACTACTGAGAACAGAACTTACCTTAGTGGTGGGGCAGTTCCAGAGATGACATATGTCTCACTAAATACTGGAGTAGCACCGTTCCCTAATACTACACGCCGTCTTGGGGTTCCACCTCCGGTTAGCGCACCAGTTATTGGTACGCCAAGTACAAAGGGTGGGCATACTGCTCCAGCTGATTCAGATAAAATTACTACTGTATATGTGTGTACTTACGTTACGGACCAGTATGAAGAAGGTCCTCCTAGTGTGCCATCTGGACTTATTGATATATATTATGTAGATCAAGAAGTGACCGTTACAGTTCCTAGTACGCCAAGCATTACAACTCCTACGGGCGCACCCACACCTAACATAACGAAGGTGCGTATATACCGTGTAGCTACAGGTACGACTGGAGCAGCATATCAGTATGTGACGGAGACTACTCCGGGCAGCGTTATAACAGACGGTACGCTTACAGAGAATCTAGCCGCGTCTATTACTAGCACTAACTGGCTTCCACCACCTCCATTCAACACAGTAGCGGTTTCATCAACTACATACCAGTATGACTGGGCCTACCCTACAGGTGCGCTCAAAGGTCTTACTATGATGGCTAACGGCATTATGGCAGGGTATACAGGTAAAGAGATTTGTTTTAGTGAAGCCTACTACCCACATGCTTGGCCTGAAGAGTATCGGATCACTATAGACTATGACATAGTGGGATTAGCTGCAGTTGGACAGACACTTGTGGTATCCACTAAGGGCAACCCTTACCTAGTTACTGGTGTATCACCTAACTCACTTACGCAAACTAAGCTAGAGGTTAATCAGGCTTGTGTGTCTAGTCGTAGTATGGTGGACATGGGTGAGAGTGTTCTATATGCAGCACCAGATGGTATTGTTCAAGTTAAGAGTTTTGGAGCTAAGTTAGTTACAGGAGATATTATAGATCGTGACTACTGGCAGAGTCTTACACCTAGCGGAATCCACGCCTATTACTGGGAAGATAAGTATGTAGGTTTCCACAGTACTGGTGGGTTTATATATGACCCGAGCAGCAATGACTTTACTACGTTTACTCATACGGCTACGGCGGGGCACAATATATTAGAAGAGGATTCACTGTATATATCGCAGGGTACGAGTATTACTAAGTGGGCACAAGGTACCGCGGGTACGTTTACATGGAAATCTGCTGAGTTAATGTTAGATAAACCTTTAGCCTTTTCAGCAGTACAGGTTATAGGTCATCATACAGTTGCTGAACCTGTAGTACTTACACTGACTTTAGATGGGGTTGAGCAGACAGCAGTGTCTATTACAAGTAATAGTCCAGTTAGGTTGCCTAGTTACCCAAGAGTTTATAAGTACGAGATACAAGTGTCGGGTACTACTACAGTTGATTCTATAACTTTAGGTAATACGATAAAGGATCTAGGTTCCCTATAATGTCAGAGACTAAGATACCAGCTATCCCAGAACCACCACAGGGAGCTTTGTATGGGTTCCTATCAGCCGTAAAGAATGCAGTTGAAGTAAGGCTAGGGTTAAGAGGAGATAAGCTTGACAGAGCTGTAACGCTTAGAGAGCTGTTTAGTTCTGGGGTTATTACAGGTATTAGTGGTGGTATTAGTGCTCCAGTATCTAGTGGGTCAGCTTGGGGGTATACTTTAGCAGTTCCTCCAGTTGACCTAACACCCCCTCCAGCACCGACTTCATTAACTACTGGAGCTACATGGAGCCAGATATTCCTTGAGTGGGATTGGGGTACATACTCTAACCACGATGTTACTGAGATATGGAGAAGACAGGTAGGCACTGATCCAGCAGTTAATTACGGTACATGCTCTTTTGATGGAGAAGCTTATTCAGACGGATGCCAGATGGTAGCTTCTCCATCGGGTAAGGTATGGCAGGATAATGTTGGAGATATCGTTAATGCTACAGGTGATGGGCAGGAGTATTACTACTGGGTTAGGCTTAAATCGTCTGCTGGAGTTACAGGAGACCCCTACCCATCTGCAGCAGCAGGTATTTTAGGTACACTTACAAAAGATCCAGCTCATGCACTAGCTTTACTTAATGATGCGCTTACGGCTAATGAGATAAAGTTAGGGGCTATTGGAAGTAGCGAATTAGCTATTGATGCAGTTA